TATTGAACCACCAGAAGCAGAACCAGCACCAGTTACGGTGTAATGAGTCGTTATTGTTTTGACGGTTTCAGTTCCAGTTGAGGAACGAATGATGACTTGCAAATCTGAGTCAGCAAAAATCTTAAAAGTATAGTTAAAGGTAGTTGTGCTACCATCACCTGAATATGAGTTCTTTACTGTAGTTGAAGATATTGTCATATTTGTTCTCTATATATTTATTTTACTGTCTAGGCAATAATTCTTTTGGTTGATCTTTAGTATCATTATAGGTTGTTAATTTTAAATAACCATATTTTTTCTTAATTGCTTCATTCAAATCTTTTTTTAATGATGGGTATTTTTCAAGCATTTCTGCTTGAGCTTTCCTCTTATAAGCTGCAAATATAGCATTTATAGTATATTCTTTACCACCTATAAACTCATCCTCACCCTCTCTTCTTCTTTTATAAGACACACTATTAAATGTTTTTTGTAAATTATCTTTTAAAGTCATTCCAGATATTTTTGTTTTTCCTATTCTTTCAATCCAATAATTATAAGCTGATTGATTATTGATTTTATAATCTAAAAAACTTATTCCATATTTTGTTTTTTCTGGGTATGACATTCTTACTTTTCTTAATCTTGATATTTCTAAAAGAACAGGATCATCCTTTAAATCAATTTTTTTTCCTACCATTAATGGTCCGTGAGTAAAAAAAGAAAATGACAATAATCCTTCTGGATTAACATAAATTGCATTTGGAGTTCTTTCTATTGGCTCACCTGTAAGTATGTCTCTTCTTAATTCTAATCCATCCTTTGATATAAAAGGTGTTTTTTTAATAATTTCATCTACAAAACCTCTAGCTTCTAACATATCAGTATCATACTCTGTTATTCCTGGAATACCTTGACCAATTAATGCTTGATAAGGAATGGCATTTCCTATTTGTCTTCCAGCAAATTGAAATAATTTTTCAGGAGTTAATTTTTTATCTTGCATTAAATCAAAAACATCAGAAATACCTCTTAAGTATGATTTATTAATTGCTGATTTCATTGCAGATAAAATTGCAACACCAATCATATTTCCTTTTTTTTCATCATTAATTCCATCGTTATTTTCCATAATATCTGCTGCTATACCAAAAATATAAAAACGAGGATCCATTCTGTTGTATTGTTTGTAAGTAATTGTTCCATCAGCATTTTCTTGTGCAATCGAATAAGGTTGCCATCCATTTTGTAACCATTGTTTTTTTATTTCAAAATCATTAGGACCATTACCTGTAATTTTTCTAAAAATATTTCCATTTTTATCAGTTACATCTGATTGTATTAAATGATAAGCATATAAAGCTGCAGACATTCCTAAAAATTGTCTTCCTAATACATCAGCTCTAGCTCTTCTATCTCCTGTTCTCCAAGCATTTTTCATAGATTTTGTAAATGCTCCATACACAGGAATACGAGTTTCAAACTGTCTCCATAAATTTGTAGGTGTTCTAACAAATGGTGCAATAAATCTTAAATAAGGTGCTTTTCGTAAAGCATTTTGCATCATACTACCAATGTTAAAATATCTTCCATCTTCTAATGAATTTGTAAAAGTTGCTACTCTTGAATATTCTAATGCTTCTGCTGCTATAGCGTTATCTTTAACATTTGCCATTCCATTATTATCAAATCCTTCTTTAAATATTTTATCTATATTTGCTTTACCTTCTTTTGAACCAAGATCTAAACCAAGTTCTAAAGTATTATCAACTGCAGAAGCATATAATCTTCCTCTATAATTTAATTGTTTAAATAATTCATCTGAACTCATAAGTAATCTAGTTGGTAATTCAGAAATTATACCTATTCGATCTATCCAATTTCCTGCTCTACCATCAATACCTAAATTAGAACCACTAATAGGTCTAACTGCTTTACCATTAATAATTTGAATATTATCTTGAGTTCTAACAAGTGGATCAAGAATTGCATCATTTTGTGAAAATGCTGCACGAACAGTTCTCCAAACATCTCCAAATGTAAACATCATTCCTTGATATTGAGCAAATCCAGTTTTAATAGATCTCATATCTGCTCTCAATGCACCGCCTGCTATTTGTTCTAAAGGTTTTAAAAATAATTCATAAGAGTTAGATAAAAAGTTTACTGCGTGAGTATAAGTTCCTGACAGCAATGAGTTAATGTATAATGAGTTAAAAACCTCTATATATTTTTGTGATTTAGTTTTTGCTATTTCGTTAATAGCATCTTTAGGTTTCATTCCTTTTATTTTCTTAGCTAATACAGCAGGATTAGCACTAAACTTTTTAATGTTATTAGCTATATCTTCTACTTCTAAAATCTTACCACCTGATCTTGTAACTTTAATTCTTCCAGCTTGTGTCATCCTTGCTGCACTTCTAATTTGTTCTTTTAAAGCATAAGTTACTTCTTGAATGACTTTACCTCTTAATGCCATTTCTTCTTTAGCTTCTTTTGACCATTGATCTGCATTTTCACCAAACTCATCTAAATACTTAGATGCTATGTCAATGTAATCTTGACCTAATTGTTGTAAAAACATTTTATTGGTAAGCATTCTAACAGTAGCATCCTTTGATCTAACACCCTCTTTAGTGATAGCTTTTAATACTTCCTTTTGATCTCTACCTGCAATTTCTGCTAGTTCTAAAGCTACTTCGTTAGCTAATACATCATTCTCTAAAAAGTCTTTTGTAATTTCATCAAAGCCATTATCAACGATATTATCAATCGTTCTTAAAACTTGTTCACCACTATTAAATGATTTTGTATTTAATATTTTTTTTAACCAAAGTTCAGCATCTTGTTTAGCTGTTTCTTTAGACTTAGTAATTATTTTTAATGCTTCTTTAGTGTTAATCGCATCATTATCTGATAAAGCAAATTCTCTTAATCTTTTTGATTTTTTACCTTTTTGAGCATCTTTTATTATTTGATCTGCTTTTTTTTGAATATCAGCTCTTTGATCTAAATCTTTTGTTTTTTTCATTTTTTTAAATGCTTTGATTCCATAAAAAATAGATTCAGTTAAGCCACCTAGTAACATTCCTTCTAAAACATTCTTTAATCTACCTTCCATCTCACCATCATTTTTATCTGTAGCTAGATATTGAGTAACTGCATTATTTAAAACTGGTGAATCAAATTCAACTAACATATCTGATAATCTTCCTTCATTAGGATCAAATACAGTTAAATCAGCAACAGCACCTGCAGAAAACCCTCTTAAAGAAGTTTTAATTGCTCCACCTGTTAAACCAGCACCTTTTAAAAATTTAGCTGGTCCTGCAAAGCCAGTAAGAAATCTTGATACTCCTTCTGTCATATTACCTGCTAAAGTTTCAGATTTATGAAATACTGGTAATTGTCTTTTTTTTGAATATTCTTCTGACTTCCATTTTGAAGGTGAAACATATTTAGGAATGAAATCCTTGAAAGATAATTTTCCATCTTTATCACCAAACTCAAGTCCACCAAGAGAAACAATGTTTTCATCTAAAAAATCTCCTTGCTCTTCAACTGCGTTAACAATACCTTGTGGAGCAGATAAAGCCATATCACCAAGTGTTGACCAAAAGTTATGGTCTTGTTCATCAGGTTCTTTAACTAAACCAGAATTAATTGGTTGTATTTTTAAAGTTTCAGAATTTTTTTTTCCTATTAATTCTAATACTTTTGGAGACAGTTCAGTTGCCAAATTATTCTCCTCTGATAATTGTTGCTTTAACTTGAGTTTCTAAAGTAGGTAAATATATATTAATAAATTCTAATACATCAGAAATACCATTATTATCAGCCATTGTTTGATATTGTTTTAATATTTCTGGATCTAATTTATTTTCTGATAATAATTTAACATCATTTAAAACTCTTTGATATTCTGTTTGAATGTCAAATAAATTATTTTCAAGATTATAACTATTTAATTTTGCAATGTTTCTATCTTCATAAATACTTTTTAAAGTAAAAACTAAAGATCTAGCAAATTGTTTTTTTTCTTCTAAATCAGCATCAGGATTAACAGATAAATAATCTTTAATATTTTGTTTATATTCTGCCTCTATTTCAGCTGCAGCTAATTCATCTTTTAATTCTCTAGGAATGCCAGACCCTTTATCTGTTATGCTGGTTGTTAATGCTTTTTGTAAATCATTTGCGTAATCAGAAAATGCTTTATTATTTCCTTGTTGTTCTAATAAACTATTATGTTGTATTTGTTCATTAATAATTTTTTGTTCAAGTTCATCTATTTTTAAAGATATGTCTCCAGTCTTAACTTCATAACCATTTGATCTTTTAAATTCTTTTAATTCATCAACTAAATCTAAAGCTCTGTCATAATCAGAATTGACATCTCCTTTAATAGTTATTTCAGATATTTTAGTTAAATATGAATTATAAACTCCTTGACCAAAATCATTATCAGATAAAAACTTAGTTCCATTTAAACGATCATCTAATCCCTTTATTTGTTCTGCTCCATTAGCTAAACCAGCTAATTGATTCATATCAGCTAATAAGAAATCTCTATCAACTGCTTCTAATTTTTTATTTAATACATTTTCAGGTAAACCAAAATCTTGTGCAAATTCCCTTATTTTGTCTTTTGCTTGAGTTTTATATTTAACTTTTAATATTGAATTATCAGTTGTTGCATATTTTCCTGATAATGAATTAAG